GTCCATGCCTCCTACTCATGTGTGTTTATGCAACAAAGATGATGGGTGGAGCACAACATCCCTCCACCCATCAGAGAATATCAGCTGCTCCTCTTAAACGGTGATGGACAGCAGAATCTGGTAGATCACCATCTTCGGCTTGATACCCACATCAACACGCAATTTGTGATTCAGTTTGTCATACTCCGAAGCGTACACCCGAACGCTGTATCCCTCAAGAGCACCCCGAGAGAACAGACCCGCCAGGAATCCCTTCACCGCACTGTCCACCATGCGATGTGTTTCGAAGTCGTTCAGCTCGAAGAGCATGTACTTCAGACTGTACTCAAGCGACCGCTGAATGTACTGCACGAGACGAACGACGTTCACGTCCTGCAGCTTTGAGGGCTTCAGATAGGATGTTGATTGCCCCCAGATATAATACCCATCCCGAGTTTGCACGATGGGATTGATGCTGTTGAGCACAAATGGATTCTGATATGAGGTTTCTCTGTACAGGTTGTACCGCAGTCGATTGATGCTTGGACATGCTCCACGCACCATGCCCGCAGGAGCATACCACAGCCCAAAGTCACGATCGGTGATGGCATAGGCACGGGCCGCATGATAGACAGGCGAAATCCAGATGTCCTTTCCCGTGAACGCATCATACACTTCACTGTAGGGATCATAGAGCGCGATATATGGGCTGTTGAATGTTTTCGCCACACCCGTGGGAGTCAACCGAGCATCGAGCGCTTGCTTCGGGGTAGCATTGTCCAACATATCAAGCACACCAAAGCAATCATTTTGCCGAGCGGCGATGAGTTGTTCGATGGCCACCTTGACGGGCTTCGGATATCCCGCATCAAACACCAAGGTCATCAAAATGTTTTCCCGATCAAGCACCGAGGTCTCATATGCTGTCATGGGATCGGTTTCTTTGATGGTGGGATTGAGCAGCAATCCAGTATACGCACGCGTCAACAGGGATGTGGCAACTTCCCAACAAATCGATCCATTTGTCCGCCACAGGTTGCCATCGGTGCCATACTCGAGTTGTGGGTACCAGGATGAAGCGATGCCCGAATAGATGTGTTCCCAGTTTGTGAAGAGTGTTTCGATATCCGCATGCAGTGTTTCCAGATAGGGATGATCTCCAGTGAGGAACTCCTCGGAACACGACACACAACGAAGCACGTTGCTGTACCGATTAAGAATGTCGCACACAAAGATGCTGTTGTCTGACAGATCACGAGCCTGTGGATTGAATGACACTTCAAAGGTTTCCACAAGGATTCGTGTATAACTCCCAGCATCCTGATAGATGTCAAGGATCATCGTTTTGTCGCGATCGTTCACACTTTCGCCGGGAATGTCCAGCATTGATGTGGGATGCAACCGAAGCGACATGCGGTATGAGTTGTAATACGAACCACGACCCACAGCATGGAAGATGAACAATGGTTCTGTGGTGTTTCGTGATTCCGCCAGATCGGGACGCGAGGATTGTGCGGCGGCTTCGAGCTCGCTTGTCCGATGGATGTAGCCATAGAACAGCGCCTTGTCGGTTTGTGTCGGATCGTTGGTTGAGTACCACTTTGTATTCTTGATGGGATATGTGCGTGTTGTGTATCGATATGAGTGATATTCGTTGGACACAAACACATACACGGTCCGCACTCGTGTGCTCATGGTGTTGACCATGAGCTGACGGAAGGTCCATGATGCCACATTTGTTGGTGCGCCCTTTGAAGAATCATATGTTGCAAACAATCCATCTTTTCCAACAAACGCACCTGTGGCCATGGCTCCCACAATACATGTAAAATCATTCGGCACAGTGGCTGGAGGTGTGGGCACCGGAGGAGCCATCATCATCTCATATGGAGCCTCGATGTACACGTTGTCTGGTGAGCTGAACACCCATGTATTCAGAATCGAATCCCACGTGGCCACCTGTCCCTCATGCCCCACCCACGAACCAGCGATAACACCCACGGGAATGCTGGTGATGAGATATGAGTCGCCATTCTGCATAATGGTGGGTGGATGATCCGCAATGTTCTTCACCCGAACATATGTGTTTGTGATGTTGATGTCTTCGTTTTCGTCAAGCTTTTCCCACGATGTCAGTGGTGCGCTTTCTGTGTAGTACACATGTGACACATAGGGGGTAGATCCCACAAGAGCTCGACCCACACCAGACACAGGAACAAAATCCCAACCCGTGACCGTTTTCGTTGCGATGGATTGTTCATGCCCATACCACGCCACTTGTGTGGGACTTCCGCCAACAACATCATTCACATAATATCGAGACCCCACAGTGGCCGAAGTTGGAATGGCGGTTCTTGCCGCATTCGGGGACTCTGCCAGTACACCATAGTCCATGGGACCATATTTCATAAATGTAACAGCGCCACTGCCATCCACACCGAGAGCGATGTTGGCGTAGGATGCTTCGATGATCTCGATACCAGGCGACCATTCTCCCGCCAGATAATGATGTTGTCCAAGCCCATCAGTATAAGAGAACGCAGTGTTCTGGCATGGTGTATTTGTGAAGTCTGGAAGCACACGGATACAATACAATGCATCCGCATAGTTGAGCCAGTTCTGAGCCACCTTGCCGCCTTGTCCATACCGATACACATTGATCTTGCCAAATGTGTCAATCAGTTCATCGGGCCGACCAATCAGAGTCAGCTGGTTATCGGGTCCCTTCTCGGACAAGAAACAGATGAACCCGATAGATGTCGGGAGCGATTGGATCGTAAAGGATGTGTCCCGAACCTGTGTGTAGACGCCTGGAAACAAGCTAAAGTTTTCAACAGCCATTGTGCATATGTCACCTCTCGTGTTAGATGAGTGTGTACAGTCTAATGGGGTACAGTCTAATGAGTGTTCACAAGAGATACATTAACCCATCATTTACAGCACTAAATAACCGAACGTCTTCTCCCGTGGCATCTGGATCCCTCACTGCATAATACATGACCTTGCCCAGAATTGTACTCGGAAAATAGAGTTCGGAAAACACACGGTTTGAACGGAAAAACGATCTGAGAAGCGCATCACTGTATACATCCCGAAGCCCTGTGGCATTTTTGTACGCTGTAGAGAAGATCTTCGGATTTGCCATCTCTCCAAATCCCATACCATATTTGTATTGCTGTGGAAGATATGGACGCTGAGTACCCGTAGGATAACCTCGCCATAGTGGTGTGGGACGATCGTTTTCTGCTTCAAGTGCCGGATCGCGGCGAAGTTCATCGATGGTGAGTTGCCCTCGAGTTAGATTTCGTGTCTTATAAAGTAGGTATGTGAGCCAGACATGTTCATCCATGTATCGTTTCAACGCATCCGCCGAATCTTGATCGATATCGAGTGCTGTGGGGAGATCCTCCCCGACAATAGAACTCAGTCCCTCGATGATGTACTCTTCAAACAGAGCCTTGCCACCAAGCGATTGATGCCGTCGTCCAATCATCTGTTCCCTTACACGAAGCGGCATGTTCGTCATACTCGGCTTTTCAATATTCATAAAAAGCGACAGTGGATACTCATAATCAATTTTACTGGCCACAATTCGTGCAACCGTCGTCCGATTTGTGACACGAGCGATGGACATCGCAAAGTAATTTTTGAACCAGTTGACCACATACGGATGGGACATGAGTTTCCCATCCGTACGCAAGTTGTAAAGAAACATTCCCTCATGTGCAAGTGCTGCGAGAATTGAACTACATGCCCGTCGGATGTGTCCACCGCCCATATAAGATTCGATGTCGAAATCCGGACGAACTCGAACAATAAACCTGATGTGTTGTGCTGCGGAATCATATCCACCATATGTTTCGACTTGTGGACCCGATCCAGGCCACACATTAAGACGAAGAAACAGTTTGCGTTTCTCGAGAAGAGATCGCACAATGCCATAGAATGTGGTTGTGACCACACTTCCCGATCTGATCTGTGATTCGAGTTCTCGTATAAATCTGTCAGCCAGATACCTATTAATTCCAATCATAACCAATCAACTCCAAATCGCTTGGAGAATGGGCGTCAACATGGTGGGTTGATATGTGTTGTACAACACGGACACATCCAGCGACTTCAACGAGATCCGACGCACCTCATGTGCACCCATAATCTGCCACCCAGAAACAAGTGGAACATTCATCTTGGTGCCCTCGATGGACTTCATGCACATATCTTCGGACATCAACGTCTTGGCAAAACATGTGGCCTTTATCCGATTCAGATCAATTTTCCGGCTGTCTGCCATGATCATACATTCCACCACATCCTGAACGTGGTTGGGTGTTTCGAATGTCGAATGACCATAGTAGACAAAACGTTTCTTGTCTCGGTTCCTTGCTTTGTAATACCGACCTCGATCACAAATGATCATATAGGGGATCTGCATCAAATCTAGAGATGAACAAACTCTGCTCGATATTTGTTCATGTCGTACGTTTAACGGGCTCGAGAAAAACAATCGACCCGTACACGAATCATAGAGTTGTGGGATGCCGCCCGCAGCGATGATGGCATTTGTGAGGAAGATACATCTCGCCTCATCGTACATATAGGGCAGCTGTGGATGAATTTTCTGAAGTAGGATGCTGATACACATCTGATACAAGAATCTCGATAGCTTCGTGTTGGGGCGATCGAGACTCATGGCAAACTGTGCGATCAGTGTGGTGAAGGGTTCGGTGAAGTATCCAGAAAATTGCCGCAACCATTTTCTGATGAATCTGGGATACTCCACCGAATAGATGAATTTGTAAGTGGCATGAGTTGATGCGGCGTTCCTCAACCGAGTGGTGTCCTCAGTGGGTGCATATGTGTTATCCAGATAGGACAACATCTTTGTGTCGGTGTATGTTTCGGGCTTGATGGGCATATCGAGAAGTTCATCGATGACATGTACCGTTTTGGTCAATTCTTCATCAGTGGTTCGGAACCATCGGAGTACATCGCCTCGAACGGTTTCGATGGTACGGATGTTCGGCACATGGTCATGAAACAGCTCATATAATCTCGCTACACCAATCCGATCGTCCATCGTCACCAAGACCCCCTTCGTCTCCAGTGTATGCGAAGCTCGATATATGTTCTGTGGCCTGCTTCTGCGCGGTCTGGATTCGTTTGGATGAATCCTTCAGTTGTCCAACGAGTTTCTGAGAACGAGCCATGGCCACACTGATTTCCTGGAGACGATGGATGGCATCCATATCGGTGAATGGGACGATGGTGGATTTCGTAGCTGTGTGCACAGACACCATGGATCCATGGGATAACAGATCGGTGACACCACTGATATCAACATGTGCGGTTTCTGTGGTCTGCGGAATCACCAAGGGTGAATCGGTAATGATCACGGCCTGTGGTGCATCGTGTTCATGTGATCGAATCTCTTCGGCATGTTCGGGATCGTCAAACTCCAGTTTCATGCTTTGTATAAAATCTTCCGCCGACGAAAGGATATCGCGAAGAACATTTGCTCGTCCTTTTGCTCGGACGAGCCACGCAATACCGATGCCAAAGATGCGGTCGTCGTGTGGTACACCTTCTACACGACCATCATCCTTCTGCTCGAGGGATTCGATCTCCATGATCAGTTCAGGAGATTGAATCAGCTCCAGAGACCGCGTGGACACTTTATACACCTGATCGATGAGAAGCGGCCGACTCACACCCGACAAGTTTATGCCATAGGAGCATTGGTCATATGTGATGTCCCGAGCGGTCTTTGTCTTCGCATTGTCCGCACTGATGGTGTCTCTGTAGATGATGAGTCGATAGAGTGCAGGTCGAAGTCGCATCAGATCGCTTCGGATGGCATAACCAAGGTTTTCTTCGATGCAGAGAACACATGTGCCACCCTGACCGAAGATGTACGATACCATCTTGTCCACAAGCTCCACAAAATTGCCATGTTCGCATCTGTTGTGGGCAAACTCGAGAACTTGAGTCCCTGTATCGTAGTCGATGACTTCAATGGTGGCATTGTCTTTCCCGAGAGCCTTGGATGGATCAATCCCTATCAGATATCGATGTCCAGGAATGATGCTATCATATTCGTTGACAATGTACACCGATTCTTTCAGAACGAACGACACCTGTGTCGCTATTTTTTGTTTGATGACCTCGCTGCGTTCTTGGATCTTCTGGATATCTTCGTCGGTGAAAAAACTTGCCTCCGCCCCATAGAACACCAGCTCATACTCTTGATTGATCTTTCTGGTGTTGTAGTCGAGCTTCGCTTTCTGCTTCTCGTACCATGCATCGTCATAGATGGGGATGTCCTTCCAGTATAACCGAAAACCTGGAAACATGGGATCCTTGTTCACCACATGAGACCAGTACATATAGAACTTCCGACCGATACCAACTCGGCCGTTTGGTGTGGTGGTCAGGATGATCCCATAGGGGATGCCCGCCAGAGCGCATGCCTGGAAGGATTGCGATGTGGTGGGGAATAGACCTTCTTCCAGCTTCTCGAGATCGATAAATGCGGCCTCATCGATCCACAAGAGAGCCGAGGTCACTGAACGACCAGTATCTGCGGACTTCGATGTCTTCTGTGTCGGTTGGAGCATGATGGAACTTCCATTGGTAAAGATCTGATGTGTCAGAGCATTCTTCACCCGCTTCATCTGCATAAACTTCGGTCGATTGTTGCACATGGTGCGGAAGTCCCCACATACACGAGCCCCGCGTTTGTCATCCACGTGTACCACCACGATGGGGTAACTTCCGAAGAATGTTGTGAGCCATGTGGCCACGGCGGTCAGGATGGTGGTTTTCCCACATTGCCGACTTCCCAGAAGGGAGTACATATCCACCGACCGACTGAAAAGAAAGTCCACTACTGACTCCACAAGTTCGACCTGCGCAGGAAAGAGTTTGAAGGGCTGGAGACCCTTTCCGATCATGGGAATGTACACACATTCCTGAATGTAATCGATACATCCCTGTGGAGTCTGATAATGTTTGAGTTTCTGCCTGAGGAAATCAACACGTTCGTTTTTGGGCAGCTGTCCCAGCTGCTCCTCGATGCCTAGCAATTGGTCATGTAGGTGTGGGTTTTGATGGTGCTCCTGGCGAACATGCTCCGCCGCCGGATTTTGGATCCACCACAGAGGCCGCGGCGAGTCGTACAGTCACAGTGGCTTTCCAGTTCGCACCGCCTCCACCAGATCCTCCTTTCTCCGATTGCATGAACACATAAAGTGTACCAAGCATGGCGAGTTTAATATCCGCAGGGATATAGATGGCATGATGTGTCTGATAGTTTACAATGTTGCCAATCTTCCAGTGACTCAATATGAAGGGTTGTGGTACATCAAACGCAATGGGCTTGATGGCGGACATACCAAGCTTTGCCACCATATCGTTCATGGCATATGATGACATGTCTTGTCGATTGCATGTGATTACTTGTTTGTCCCTATACAGTTTGTTTTGGAACTGATCGACTGTTTTCAGAAACTTTAATTTGCTGAGAGTTGATGCAACTTCCACATCTTTTGTGTTGTACAGTTTATTTCCATCACATGACACACACTGAAACTTCTTCGGAATCTTGTGTGCGATTTGTGCGAAGACGTTTGGGATTTCGATGGGCACATATGTGTAGTAGTTCTTCGATTGAATGCGTTGTGTGAACCCTTGATGCTCATCAGGGACATAATGTACAGTGATGGTGTCTCCTCTCATGTTGTTGAGAGAAGTCAGTTTCCATTCAGGGGTACCCGTCACTGATGAGATCCACGAATTCCCAAACATAACAAACATGTCGTTATAGAGACCATACTTGTTGTTGAGGTACCGACACGCTTCAATGAAACTAGATTCTGGGATAAAGATCTGCTCATATTGTGTGGTATTGTCGAGTTTATCCATCTTGAATGGAAGCTTGCATCCAGTTTTCTGATAGATGTCTCGAATCACATCTTCGATCTTCTTTTTCGACCATACACCACCCACACGAGCATTTGTGAGTTTGACAGATTCGGTACACATATACATGACCGCATTTTTTGTGGTGATCTTCTTGTTCATACCCACTTCGCGGCGCACCTGATTGAAGTTCTGTTGAACGGATTCGAGTTCCACACGAATGATCTCGATGGGAGCAAATCCAGAAGAACCTTTGTTGATGATTGTGAGTGTGCCTTTGTGATGCTTTGTCAACTTCTGAAAATGTGATGTGTCGATATTGAAATAGATCTTCACTGATGGAATGCATGATCCCACATCAGTACCCACAAGCAATCGTTCGATCTCAAGTGCATATTCTTGCCCATCTTCATGTTTGAATTTTATATCATATCCTTGAAATTGAGTTTTTGCTGAAAACATGGCTACTCATCTCACCATCGGGCCCGATATAGAGGCTGGACTTTTGAGTTGACAGTGGGATCGATTTGTTTTGCATAGAGACCCACAATGTTTCGATGGATGTTTGCGAGTTGTGTGTCACCAATCAGTTTATAGATGCCCGTGGGCACAGCGCGTGCAGTGGAGCGAGACAACAACATATCAATCAGAAGATCCACACCACAATCAAGCACAATGATTCCACGAGGACCAAGCTTTTGAATGAAAGTCTGGATGATGGTATCCGCACTGATATTCGGGAAGATGTTTCGTTCGGTGAAATATGCCGCCATCGCCGAATATGTTCGCATGGGTTCAATGGAGACATATTTATCTTCGCGCATCCTTGGATATCGGAGGTTTGTAAGACTGATGGCCGCATCGTTGATGTCAACATGTGTGGTGAAATGTTTTGCCGCGGAAATACAGGCACATGCATAGTAGATGGAAGACAATGTGGTTTCGCCTGCTTCGATCAGGTTGTAGTACTTCCGATCGAATGATCGAACAATGATGGCATAGAGGAATGTGGTGAATGCCGCATGAATTGATCCAAGCAAAACATTTGTGATGGGATTGTCCACCAGGCACTTCCGAAGCATGGTGTGCATCACACATGTGTATCCTTCGGTCTGGTCGGAGAATGACAAACCAGATCCATCAGCCTTTCGTCGGCATGTGGAGGTCACCACATTACAGACCCCCACTGTGCCTTTGCGATCGTATGCGATCTCCGAGATCATGGATGCTTCTTCTGGGGCAAACAAATCGAAAAAGATGTCTGTGTAGGAGACATATGATGAAACAAACGAAATCTTGAAGGCCGACAATGCCAGAAGAATGTCATCTTTGTGTTCATATGTATCCAGACACACCGAGTTCTCAGACAACCCGGAGTGTACACCATATTTGCCACACAGTTCGCCCGCCGTGGTGATCGTTAGATTTTTATACATGGGAACAACTCACCTTCGTGATCCATTCTTTTGCAGCACGAACGTAGATGTTGAGCCACGAAAGAAATGATGTTAATCTATTTGTCATAACTGAATCCGCATCATCGCTGTCCTGCTTGTTCAGTTTTGCCATCTGTTGTGCGGTGTATTTCTGAAAGAGTGGCGATGCCATCATTTCACTAACATCGGGCACATTCGATTCATCGATAAACAGTTTATCTACAATCCAGTCGGAGAATGTGAGATCCGCTTGGACGGCTTCGCGCTGCATTTCCCGAACGTTTGTGGCCACACTTTCTGGTGTGATAAGTTCTTGAACCGATGGTCCATATCCCTGTGTGATGACATCGGAAAACAACTGGACAAGATTGTACATCGGAATCACAGAAACAGATCGATAATATCGATCGGTGAAATCCAACATGGTGGAACAATCATTCACAAACAAAAGAATCTGATAGAATGATGTTTGTTGATAGACATCATAAGACATGAGCATGGGCTGTTGATTGT